CGGGTTGCAAGTGGGTTGTTAATGATACCAATACATTCATAGTTGTCAAGAATAGATGCATAGAGGGAGGAGATCTCTAGTGCGGTTGCATCATACGTCTCAAAGAAAGCTTCGTCAGTGATGACGACAAGTTGTGATCTTGTCAATGCTTTCGATTCAACAAGTGGGGTAGATTCCTTGAATGGATAGATCTTTTTGAGAAAGTCTAGAAAAGGACATGAAATGTCGGAATAGAAGCCTTGTATCAACTGACCTTGAAATATTTGTCCGCGTTCAAGAATGGATAATTTCTTGTTGGGTAGGTCTGTTTTTGTGATACCAAGGGTTCTAAACATGGTTCCAGGAACTAACATAGCACGCCACCTGCCGTCCTGATCAAGAACCGGTTGACGCCGAAGGAAGCGCAAATCGCATGGGCGATGAACCTCGTTAATAGTACAGTGATAGCCGACCGATTCGGAGGCCCGCTGATAAGCTTCAACTGAGATTTCGTCATCGGGGACCATTGAGAAAGCGATAAACATAAGCTTAACTGCAAGCGTATTTATAAGGGTCGTGATAGTTGAACCAGATGAAAGGATGGCTTCAACTGGTTCCAAGATAACCTCCTTCGTCTTACCAGTGATGTTACATTTCTCAGGTGAAACCGATTGAATCTTGATTTTAGATGTGCACTGACGAATCAACTTATTTATGACGTCATCTGCGGGGAACATCTTTGCTAGCAGGCTAAACATGGGTGCACGGTGTGAAACATCACAAGACGCGATATCGACATCAAAGAATCTCTTCTTTCCATCAACATGTACGACAAAAAGTGAATCGTCGCTAAAAATAGCATGATCCATGCGATAATCTGACTTAGTAAACATGTCATGGAACATGGAATCGAGAGCTTCGGCGGTGCATGCACCAATAAATTTACAGCGCGAGCCGGCATGGTAGAAGTAATTCTTGTCAAGGAAATGCTTACAATGACCGGTATAGAATGCCCCTTGCAAAGAAGCAT